CGTTGTCGTAGGCAATGCTCATTTCAATTGTGGCAGCTTCATTGGTACCATAGTTTACATCACCATAGTTGGCACTTTTGAGATAACAACCATACAATTCCCATGTTTCCAACACCACTGGTGCTGTGGTTCCGTTGCCACCATCAAGAATTTCAAATTTGGTTGTGAATTTGTAATTGATACCCGATGCAGCTGATGCCATTTCAAAAAAGTCCAGTTGTTTCTGCAACTGCTCACCTACCAATTTGCTCACTGCGCCTGTTGCATCATCTTTGACGCTGCATGTGGCATCTGCCCATGAATGACGACCAGCCAGCTTCAGTGTTGAGTTGTAGACTGGCAATGCAATTTCTTCAAATGTCACAGTGGGACGAGTAAAGCTGACCACTTGTTTGGTGAGTTCTGTGGTAGGTGTTGAAACACCAAAGTTTTCAAACATCACTCTAAAGCGATATTTGAGTTTGGGCATCAATAGGCCTTGGGTGGTCGAGCTTTGGTCGCTGGCCAAGGGTACTGTCATGCGCTGTAATGATGAAACTGCCATTTTAGATATCTCCTATGTGTTTATTTAGTTTGCGAATCGTGTGACTTTTTGCTGGCATTTTCATCATGCTGCCTTGCCTGAGATAGCACCAGTGTTCTTGATGCGCAAAGGAATGTAGATGAATTCCACTGCTTTCACTGGTTCTATGGCAACATCAACCCACAACTCGTTTCTGTCAATTCTGGCTGGTGTATTGTTGCTCAAGTCGCAGACCACAAGGTAATCATAGATGGCACGTTTGGCAATCAAGTCAATCATCAAGCTGTTGATCAAACCAGCAATTGAATTGCGTGTGATCTGATCATTGGGTTCAAACAAGAACAATTTACCAATTTCTTCCAATCTTCCGCGCAAGAAGCAAATCAGTCTAGCAACGTTGATACGGTCCAGGGCAGTGGTAGTAGTGGTGGAAGTTTTGTTACCAAAGTTTGTGATACCAATACCAGGAATAAAAGTAATGGGGTTGACATTGCGTTGATACAAGATGTCTCTTACTGATTGACCCACTGCCAACTGAACAAATTCGCCAGTGGTACCATTGATATAACCAATTGCGGTGGCGTTGTCCACCACACCACGACGTGTACCAGCCGGTGCCAACCATGGGTAGCTGACAGCATCACTGCGCAGTATGGTACGAACCATCATGTGACTGGGTGGCTGCACCACAGCATTGCCGCCAAGGTCAGTGGTACGGCAGCTGGGATAAAACACCGCGGCATAGTTGCTGGTCAGGATATTGCCATCTTCGTTGTTCAAACCCAGACCGTTGTTGTTGGTGGCCCAGGCAACCAAGCTGTTGCCATCTGGACCCAATCTCATTGGTGTATCTCCTACCACAAACAGTGTGTTGGCACGCTCATTGCTGAGTGCAATCATGTTGGGCGTGAGCTCAGGATATGCTGGTGTGGCAATGATATTGAACTGATTTTGTTCTTCACGTGCAGCAGCACTGGTGTCAAGGCCTGATTTCAGGGCCTTGACAATGACTTCTCGCTGTGCCAATCTTCCGGCATACATGGCTCCATTGACTTTGTTGCCAGATATGGTGAGCCAAGTGCTGGTCACTGTGATTGGACTCCAGTATGTGGTGCTGACATTGGGAGCATGATTGGTGTTACTGCCAGCTATAGCAATGTAATTGACCCCCAAATAGCTCACATAACTACCAACCGAATATGTGGTTGTGCTGGACCAGTTGCTGGGAGGATAATCTGTAGCATTGAAAAAATTGCTTTGATAACTCTTGACGTTGTAACCCGAACGGCGTGTGTTCCACAACAGCATGCCTTGTGGATACAGTGCAGGATCAGGAGCGTCGAGGTCCAGATAGTTGCTGGTCAACAAACTCACAATACTGGGGATGGCATCTGCCACAGGATCTGTGGTGCCATTTGTGGCCCAACGTGCATCACCAAACCACACACCATTTTGTGTGACTTGATCAGTGGTATCAATGGCCACCCATTGTGCCACACCGCTGACAGGTTGCCAACGATACATCACAGGATAATTTTCAAGATCTGCGCTGTCAATCCATAAATCTCCATACTGCAAAGGACTCAGTGCTGTGTCTGTTTGAGTTGTGGGTGCTGTGGCCGCCACAATGGGTCCAGCAGCATTGGTCAATGAAAGATCAAAACCTCTCACATCATTGGTCACATTGTGATAACCCACCCAACGACCATTGTTTTGTATCATGATATCCACGTTGTCTACTGCACTGTAATACCATGAACGACCGTCAGCAGGGTCTTGATAAGGGGCCGAAGCACTGGCTGTGTAGGTAAACAACGGTGTGGTCACAAAGTTGCTCAGTACCAGGGTTGTTGCACTGCCAGCAGCCACACGACATTTAGAAGTGTTTGCTGTGAAACCAGCAGTGGTTATTGGAGTTCCAGTGATATTTTGCAATTGTATGGTGCCACCTTGAGTGTGAGTAAACACAATATTGCCTGCAGTATTCACACTGGCTTGAACATACGGCACACTGGCAGCGCTGACTGCTGCAATGAAATCACTCACTGAGCCTGTGCCACCAATGGTTGCTGTTCCAGTATTTTTAGTTGATTCGCCAGCTTCGGTGCCAACGATAGAAAAACTGTTGCCTACCACAAAAGACGTTGTCACTGTGTTGCCTGTTACCACTGTTTGTCCAATGGCAATTCTTTCTAGTATTTGAAATGCAAAACTTGAGTTAGGGGTGGTATTTCTCTGCAACGCATCGTAAATTGCCACAGTGGTGCCCACTGGGATATTTTTTCCGCCGCCAGTGGGGTCAAGTGCGTAAATTGCAGTGGTGTCTCCACTGTACACTGAACAATCTTGTGGCACCCAGGTGGCCAGCGCAGCACTGTAATGTTTGACCTTGAGATTCATGCCATTGTTGGCCGGACTGAGGTTGTTCCAAACTGATCCAGTGGGACGAGGAGTGGTGTCAGTGGTTCTCCAACGCGGTGCTTGATAGCTGTATGCAGGCAAGTAAGCAGGTGCATAGTAACTGGTGGCTGATATGCCCAGGGCTGTGAGCAAAGCAGGACCAGCATTGGGACCAGCTGCAATATTGGCAATACCACCATTGGCAGTGCTGCCATCGCTGCTGGCAGTGGCATCGGCATAGATGGCCAATTTGCCACTCTTGGATTCTGCTGTGATGCCAGTTATGTTGGCTGCATTGATCACTGCGGCAAATCCAGCCACGGTGTTGGTTGCATTCACAGTGACCAATGTATCGTTGATGTACATGTTGGCGCCAATGGTAAGGCTTGAAGGACTGTTGGTTCCTTGAACTGTGGGCCAAGACATTTTCCAGTCATTGGTGCCCATCTGTACCCATATGTTGTCACTGTTTTTGTAATAGCCAGTGTTGTATATGCTCACGGCACTGACTGCATAATCTCCAATGCTGCCCACAGTGGCAAGTGGAGTATAATCTCCACCAGCATAATTGACCACTTGAGTGGTATCGGTAATTACCATGGGTGTTTTTACTGTGAATGTTGCTGTGGCTTGATTCCACTCTTGTATGCCCCAGATACTGCTGCTGGTGTCCAACCAGTACGCACCATTGGGGGCTGCGCCTGTGGGACGAACCAAACTGGCCGTAAGTTGGGTCAAGTCAATATTGACACGTTGTACATACGCACGATTGGTAACACCCAATGCAGAGTACGCTGCCAACAATCCATATTCGTTGAGTTCGTATCCGTTGATAGGAGTTCCAGTGGTTGTGTTGTAGAAAAACGGCACACCAAATGTGGCTGTGAGATCACGCTGACTAGTAATCAAATAAGTTTTGTTGGCATTGGCGGCTGTGGTGCCTGCTGCCACGGTAACGCCATCGCTGGACACTTTGTTCTGTGCTGTGGCGATCAAAAAATAAGGTACTGTGTTAACAGCGGAAGGGATATATTGACTTTCGTCAATTACTGTTACTTGTACGCCCGGTGATAATAGAGCCATGGTTGATTCCTTTTCAAGTTACTGATATTTATAGGTATACCCAAAAAAACCCAGTTTACAACGCCCTTTGCCAAAGGTCCGGGTGCTAAATACCCGATGAGACCCATTTGCCAAGCCTGTAATCAACGCCCTTGTGCTGTGAATTATATTCGAGAGGATGTCACGCACTATCGCAGTCGTTGCGAGACCTGTCAACGTCGTGGTCGCGGCATCAAACCTAGAGAACCGCGTTGGAAAAGTTCAGGGTACAAGAAAAAACCCACATGTGATCGATGTGGGTTTCGAGCAAGACTGGCCAGTCAGCTGTTGGTATATCATGTGGATGGCGATCTCAACAACACTGCCTTGAGAAATCTAAGAACAGTTTGCAGAAACTGCGTGGAAGAGATTGCCCGAACAGAGATTACTTGGAGGGCGGGGGATCTTGAGCCAGACGCATGACCTGCTGATATAGGTCATCCAGTGTGCCATTGTTGTCTAGCACAGCGTCAAATCGTGTGCCCACCCAGGCTGTTTCACTGGCATGAACACCCAGTTGCTCTAGCCGGCGGCCACTCAGAGCCCAGTTTGAATTGCCGTTGGGACCACGGTTGCGACTCTTGGCTGCGCTGTACCACTCAGGTTCAGCACCACGTACCACACGTACCACACGCCCACCAGCTTTTTTGATGGCAGCAATTTCGTTGGGGAAACGGCAGTCTGATATCACGATATCATCGGTGCTGGCACGAAGTCGATTTTCCAGGCTAGCAATCCAGATGTCATCATGAAATCCACGACGACAAACTTCGGTACCCCAGTTTTGTAGTATCCAACGTGGCGTCAGCTGTGGCACACCCAGGCGTTCAGCCCACCACGGATCCACTTGTTCACGCCATTCACGGGCTTGTTTGGTGCGACCTTCCAGCATGGTTCTGTCCCAACCAAACACCGCACTCACAGCATCTTTTAGACTGTTGGCAAAACTTTCTCTACGAAAGTGATGTAGATTCACAAGATAGTCTGCAATAGTATCTTTACCTGAACCAATGAATCCACAAATGCCAATGATCATTTTAACTCCTGAACTTTGAGATATCTAAGTGTATTTTGCAGCATGCCAATTTGTCTGCGGCAATCTTCAAGAGCATGATGACTAGCAGGCGGAACTGGTTGATCTGGCCACAAACTGAATACTGTACGGCTGTCACGCACCATGTAGTATTGCCATGGCAAGGGTTTATCATAACTCTTGTAGGCATGCTCTAGTATGTTCATATCATAAGTTGGGCCCTGTGCCCATATACGTTTGGAGTGCCAAATCAGTCGACCAAGACCGTCCAGTGCTTGATCCAGAGGTATACGGCCGTCTTCAGCAAAGGCTTCATCACGTATCACAGCAGGTTGTGTGGCCCACCAGTCTATGGTACCTTGTTGTATGCTACGGGTTTCCTGACTTTCCAAGGTCACCCTAGCATAGAATGATTGGGTGTAGTAGCCAGAACCAAACGGATCAAATGCCTGCGCGGCAATGGTAAGAATAGTAGTGTCAGGGCCTGTTCCCAAGCCCTCAATATCAATCATCAAGTCCATGCTGTATTATAGCACAATTTTGACAACAAGTGCAAGTGGTTTAACCAATGACCCAGGTAAGAGGTTGTGATCCATCCACATACATTTTAAGTTGTTCGATCAAGCCATCCATTTGAGTCTGTGCTTCTGATTTCATGGCAGTGCCATTTAGGCTGCCGCCACCTTGCGGTCCAGCAATGGTGCCAAATTTCTCACGTGCCTCGCCAATGATCATTTTACAGTTGGCCACCATGTAATCCCTGATCCATTGACTGATTTGAAAATCACTCAGGAGATTGAATTCGGGTTTCAAGTTGTAACTCCACAACAGCACCACTTCGCCTGAGCCTTTGGGATCACGGATCAGTTGTAGTTTCTTTGTGACAGGATTCCAGGTGTAGTTCATGTAGGCACCAAACATGCGTCCAGCCAGTTCCACATACTGGCTGTAGAAGTCATAGGTGGCCAAGCCACCTGCTACGTTGAAATTCATAAGATACACATTGATTGATGCCTGTGCAAACGGATCAAAGTTTGATGCAAATGGTCCTGAACTGTCGCCAAATGTTCGGCGAAAGATTTGGCGTACTGAGATAACTTCTTGTGGCAGTTCATAGATGTTGACATCCTGAACCAACTGCATGAAGCTGTAGCTTTCTTCATAGGCATTGTTGGCTCGTTGACGATAGGTACCTATGGTTTTTTGATAGGCTGCTTCGTAGTGTGCGGGGTCTAATTCAAGATCAATAATTTGATCGCCCAGTTGAAGCTTGACATATTCAATCAAGTTTTGTTTCAGTGTGGATAACGATTGTTGTTGCTGTTCTGGCATTTGGAACTCCGTATGCGTTATTTATAGGCAACTAGGCTGTGTCTTCTGCTTGTTTTTGAGCATCAATCACAGATATTGGTATGGTATGTTTTTTCAATGAAGCAAAGATCTGTCGTTGACGCATGTCTGCGGGCACAGGGCAAAATTTGCATTGTGGTATCACAAGATCAATATTTTTTAAAATATCAACTCCTTGTTGCTCAATCTGACCCACAGTAAATGGTCGATAGTTGTTGATCAGTGCTCGATCTTCGGCAGACATGGTCAATGAATGTTGTTGATCAAATTCTGGAAACAAAGCAGCTGGGCCACATTTGTACAAGTTTCCACGAATAAAATGATAATTTTTCCACATCACAAAACCACAGTTATCATGTGCCTCTTGTGGATCGTTATTGTATAACTTCAATTGCCCATTGGGAGTTTTTTGCACAGCGGCATTGTAAAAACTGTCTTGTATTGACAAACACACCATGACACCATTTTCATCCAACAAAGACATATCTGCACCGTATGTGTAACTGTTGCCCCATTTATCAACTTTGTTTTTGTCTCGACATTCTAAAATACGTCCTTTGAGAAATTTTCTTGCTAGGCCTATAAAATAATCCAAATCACTGTGATTGTGAACACTGATTCCAATCCAATTTTTCACATGTTTTGGGTTTGCATCGGGCCATAACAGTGCTTCGTACAATCCAGGCACATGATTGAGTCGGGTACCATTGGTCAAAATTTGTACGGGTCTGCCCCACAACTGATTTAGACCTTGAATCCAATCAAGGATGCTAGGGTTCAGCAAGGGCTCGCCGCCCAAGATCACAATTTGTTTTATATCAACGAGTTTGGCCCAGCGACTGTATTGATCAGCATGATCACTCCAGCGTTGCCAACCACGAAAGTTGTAATCGTTGAAACGATTGCATTGATCACAATTCAGGTTGCAAACATTGGTTATGTAAAATTCACCTTTGTCAATTTTGTATCTTGTGTCTGTCATAATTATTGATTTCGAAAAATAGTTGTGGCATTTTTTAATTTGCTGGTAGCAAACAACTGTTGGTTCACAAACTTGGTTGGACAAAATTTGCATTGAGGGATCACCTGATCAATGTTGGCCAAAAAATCTTGTCCACGATGATCGAATTCCTCCACCGAAAGAGCATGATATGAATTCAACAGGTCACGATCTTCATCAGATATGACCAGTGGGTGTTGTCTATCAAACTCAGGCATGAGTGCCACTGGCCCACACTTGTACAGTTTGGCTTGAATAAAATGATAATTTTTAAATTTCACCATGCCGCATACATCATGTGCCTGCTGTGGATCATTGTTGTGCAAAGTCAACAGACCCTGTTGGTTGCGATGTACTGATACATTGTAAAAACTATCATACACCCACACATGCACATGCACATCATTTTCATCCACAAATGCATAGTCAGCACCCCAGGTAGCAGATCCGCCACGGCTGTCCACTGTGTCTCGACCTTGCCACTCGGTGATTGAACCTTTTAAGAATTTTCGTATTTCTGCAAAATATTGATCCAGTTCATTGATGTTGTGTACACTGACACCAATCCAGTTGGGACCTTCATTGGGCTGTTTGAACTCTCTCATGAGGTCATACAGACCCGGCACCTGATTCAGTCGAGTGCCATTGGTCAAAATTTGAACTCGTTTTTTCCATATTCTATTGAGACCACGCACCCAATCAACAATGGTGGGATTCAGCAAAGGCTCTCCTCCCAGGATTGTTATTTTTTGAATACGGATTTTTTCAGCCCAGGCCTCATACTGCGCTTCATAATCACTCCAACGTTGCCAACCAGCAAAATCATAATTGTTGTACCGGTTACAATTGGTACAGGTTATGTTACAAACATTGGTTATGTAAAACTCAATGTTTGGAACATATAGTCTAGGATCATCTGGAGTGCTGTCTGGCCATTGAGTTAACGGATCAATCATGACCTATTTACCAGGCCTTCAACACCATCAAGTTCTCTGTGCCTCGCCCGTTGAACGGAGTTTCTGTTGTGGACAAGTCTTTGTAGATCTTGCGAGCTGCCGGCTTGCCTGCGGCTTGCACTGCTCGAACAACATCTGCTGGTTTGCGCACAGTTTTCTGCATGGTCTCAACGGTACTGAAGCCAATGATTGAGTTGCTTTTGACCGTGAATGCCTGTGTGTGACTGTCAGCCACAAGATGTATCAGTTTACGCTTCTTGGTGTCATACAACCAGGCTTCGGCTTTGTCCACAAGACTTGCGGCTGGCAGGCCCTTGAGCTTGAGCTCAGCAAATTCCAACAACACCTTGAATTTGGCAGCACGTTTCTCAGGTGGCACTGACTTGACCTTGCGCGGCTTGCGTTCAACTTTCTTGATCTGCACATAGGCCCCGCAGTCATTGATCACTGCTTCGCAGAACTTCACAAGATTGCGCATTTGAATCTTGCTAAGGTGGCTGTAGCCTTCCACCAACTGTGCATCTTTACCTTCGATCACAGTTTCAAACTCCGACAATTTGGCTTTCCAAATATTTGCAATGTCTGAAATCATTTGAGGTGCTACATTTAGTCCACGGATCACCATAATAGGCTTGTAGTCTGCTGACATTTTGGCGCCAGCTGTCACAAACTCATCAAACATGCCGTCCAGTTCACCAGCACATTCCGAAACTTTTTCACGCAATCGATCTTGAATGTTGGGCCGGGCCACCGCAGGTACAGCTTCTGCTACCACCACTTCGGGCTCACGTGCAGTTAATATTTCTTGGATATAGCCTTCCAATCGCACTGTCTCGGTATCTGTGAGTTCCAGTCCCACCATGCTCATGCGGCACAACCATGCAGTGGTCAGTCGGATGGCATGATCCGGCACTCCTTTTAAGGCACGAACATCTGCCTTACGTCCATGGTGTTCTAGGTATGCTACTAGCATTTCACGTGCGTCTTTTTTACCGTAGAAGTAATTGTACCATGAGAACGCTGAACTCAGTTGGCTGGTGCGATCATCTGTGGGTTGCACACGCCATGTGGGTTCTAGTCCTGTGTACTTGGTATCTGGACTGCGAGGGTTCAGTGGCTTGACAGCGGCTCGTGTTGCGTTCATCGGGGCTCCTTGAATTATATGTAATTATAGCAGAATGGCCATTGTTGGTCAACCCAAAGCCCTTGCGGGCTCAGGGTCTTAGAACACATGCCCTTTGAACTGCTCATAGTCATAAAATGCAACCAAAGTACTACCACGGAAAAATGCAGTAATACCACCCAGGTCCTCGCGCACATCTGCCCCGGTAGTCTCTGCAATAAAGTCCTCGGCACGAGTCTCAAGCATTTCCATCAAGTCATCACCAGTGGCAGCAAAGCTGGCCAGCGCCTCTGCTTCATAATTGATGCTGTAGTTTGGTGCTACACTGTTGATCATGTCATTGTGCAAATCGGTAACTAAATCACTCATTGCTGGCTCCTTTGTTGTTAAGTCCATATTATAGCATTTTGGGCATTATTGGTCAACCCATTTGACGGTAAACCCAAAGTACTATAAATATAACATGCCCCGCCTAAGTTTATTCCGCCCAAACCGCACCAGAGATTACCAATTTCTAGACCGTACCATTAGTGAAATGTACACTGTGGGCGGACTGGACATCTATGTTCACAAATACCGCGGACCGCAGGCCGGTGGTGCAGATTCTACTCTGAGTGGTAATTTTGACGCCACCCAGCCCACTTACGAAACAGTGGATGTGCTGAACATTCAAGACTTGTTGTTGTTGGAAAATCGTGATAGAATTTATGATCCTGACGTGTACGTCATGCGCGGTGTGTACAACACCCAAGACGTGGACTTTGATCTAACACAATTTGGTCTGTTTCTCAACAACGACACCATATTCATGACGTTTCACTACAACGACATGATTGACACAGTGGGACGCAAGCTCATGAACGGAGATGTACTAGAAGTAACCAACTTGCGTGATTACAATCCGTTGAATTCGGCCTTGCCTCGCAGTCTACCCAAATACTATGTGGTACAAGATGCTGATTTTGCAAGTGAAGGGTTTTCAGTTACTTGGCTGCCACACCTGTGGAGAGTCAAAGCCACTCCCATGGCGGACTCTCAAGAATTCAATCAAATTACCAACAAGCCTTTTGTGGCCGAATATATCTGGGACCCAGGCGATTACTATCCAGCAGGATCTGTGGTCAACTCAGGCGACATCTATTACCGATCCATTCGCAATGTTCCTGCTGGTACGGATATCACAGACTCGTCTTACTGGACTGTGTATACTCCGCCTACCATCAGCGACCTGCAGGGCACCAGAGTCAAAGACACTCAGATCAATGATGCCATCCTGATACAGGCCGATGCAGATGTGCCACTGTCGGGGTACGACGCTACTCAGTTTTATATTGTGCCCACACGAGACGATGGTCAACCTGCCAATCCTGCCACGCTGACCAATCAAGACGGCAACACTGTGGATGGCACACAAGGCGGTATGAATGTGACTCCACGTGCTGATGGGTACACAGCAGGGTACCTCACTGGTGATGGTATTCCGCCCAATGGATTGCCGGTCACTGCTGGAGTACAATTTCCTACCAATGCCGTTGCTGGTGATTATGCATTGAGATTGGATTACATGCCCAATAGATTGTTTAGATACAATGGCCGAACCTGGGTCAAAATTGAAGAAAAGGTGCGCACCAACTTGAACAACGGTCCTGTGAACAATACTTTGCGCAGTGGCTTTGTGAACAATACATACACTGTGCCTACCACAGACATGGGCAA